ATTCGCGCGTCTTTCAGCCGGATGCTGTTGGCCACCTCCACGCCCAGTGTGGAGTCGATTGTTACTCGCGACATGTCCACGGCGCTCTCCGAGACCATCGACGCCGCGCTGCTGTCCGGCCCCGGCACCGGTAACGCGCCCAAGGGCATTCTCAGTCAGGGCGTGGCTCTGGCGGAAGCCGACTATGCGAACCTGTGGGCGGCGCTGGCCGGCGCGGCCAAGGCGATTGAAGACGCCAACGTGGACCCCGCGTCGATCCGTTGGCTGGTGGGACCCGGCACGGCCGAGCGATTGCGGACTTCTTTCAAAGCCGACGGCGCGGATGCCACCGACGGGCAATTCATCGCCACCGATCCGAACGGATTGATGGGCTATCCCGTCGTCGTCAGCACGTTCTGTCCGGCGCAAACCGCAGTCCTGTGTGCCTGGAATGACGTCATCCTTTCGCAATGGGGCAGCGCCGACTTGCTGATTGACCCGTACACTCAGGCCGAGGTCGGCATGATTCGCGTGCTGCTGTACATGCTTGTGGATGTTGCGCTGCGACATCAAGAAAGCTTGGTCAAGCTCACGCTGTCGAGTTGATCGCCGGCCATGGGGGGATAGGGGGTCTTCAATTTTTCGCCCCGTCCCCCTTGGAAGATGTCCCCCCGCCAAATTTTTTTGCCGACGGTTGAAAATTTCAGGCTGTCACCCGCCGCTTCATGCTGCAACGCCGCTGGAACACGCTAAACGCTGACCATTATGGCCAACCCCCGCAAACCCGCCGTGGCGCGGCTGTCCAGCCGCCGTTACGAGACCCCGCGCCCCGCCGACCGGCCAGAATATCCGCCGGACCTGTCCGACGAAGCGCGGCCGATCTTCGCCGAACTGGTCGAATCGATGCCGAAGGGCGCGGCGGCGCGCAGCGATTCCACCTTCATCGGCATGGCCGCGACGCTGCTGGCCGAATACCGCCGCGCGCCCGGCGCCTTTCCCACCCCGCGCATCAACGCCCTGCGGTTGATGCTTTCCGAACTGGGCATGACGCCAAAGGCACGGCGGCAACTCGAACTAGCGCCTGACCGGAAAGACAATCCGTTCGCTGAAATCGACCGGCTGCGTGGGGCGTAGCGGAACGCCAGACCGAAGCTCACACCGCCCAGCCATCCCCGGGTGTCGCTGCTGCTGATTCTGCTGGTGGCCGTGCTGGCGTTTGCTGGGCGGCGGTGGCGTTCATAAAACCTCCCATGACGGAACGTTATTTTTTTCTGCGAAATCACTCGGACCGGGGCGTACAGACTCCCCAGACTCCCACGACTCCCCTTTTTGGGCTGACATTCCATGCGGAGCCGGGGAGTCAGGGGAGTTAGGGGAGTCTGTTTCCCCCGGTCCGAGTGATTTCGCAAAACGATTTGCATGACCTGCTGGCGGCCAGCTGCGGGAGCAGGCGCTCATAGCCGAGCGGGATAGACTACTGACCATGCTCGAAGGCGAGCAGGCCGCCCGCCGATTCAAGATTTGCCTTGTTATCATGAATGTTTTTGTGCCGCTTGACGCGGTGTTTATACTGCTTGATACTTACCAATATCATTAATGTTTGAGAGTACCCAGCATGGACATCATGACGCCCGAAGAGGTCGCCAAGGTGCTGAAGGTGACACCGGAAACGATCCGCAAGTGGCTACGCAAGGGCGAGTTGACTGGCGCCGATACCCCGGCCGGGTGGCGAATCACCAAAGCCGATATTGAGGCGTGGATGGCGAAGTACCGCCGGCAAGAGAAGGAACCCACCCCATGACCGCCGACACTGAAAACCTGGTGCTGGAACACCTGCGGGCGATCCGCGCCACATTGGGCGAACACGGCGAACGGTTAAGCCATATCGAGGTGCAGCTTTCGGCGCTGGGCCAACAAGTCGCCGGACTGGCGACGGCCGTCTATGCCGGACGTTCGGCGATGGACAGCCTCAAGCGCCGCGAACGTAGCGGCAAAGCGCCCGGCAAGGCGTCTTGACCACGCCAAGCCGGACTTCCCAAGGCACACCCTTTGAAGGAGGGCACGCCATGAGCAACACCCATTCTATCCCGTCCGCCGCGTCTTTCGACGCCAACCCGCGCTGCATCCTGCCCGACGCAATCATCGATCCAATATCCGACGAACTCCAAGCCATCGAGAAATTGGCGGAACGGTTGCGCGGCCATGCCGAGGGCCACGTTCATGCGAACGACCCCCGCACACTGGGCCAACTCGACTTGCTGGCCTGCTCAATCGGGATTATTCGCATCGCGGAAGGCCTGGTGAGTCACATGGATACGTTCCGGGAACCGTACAGCCGGCGCAACGAAATCACCCTGGAACTGACTCAAGCCGAGGCCAATAGTCTGAAGCACATCGCCGCCGAATGGGGCGTGGACGAAGGAATCGCGGCCGGGCGCATCATCATGGAGGAATTACAGCGCCGCTTTGGAATGCCGGGAGGGCCGAAAAAGGCCGCTTGATTCATTCGCGGCCCGTGAAACAAAAAACCCCGTCAGGTTTTAAGGCTTGACGGGGTTTTTTTGCCCATGGATTGCAGACCGCTCCAACTATGCGCGTGAGCAAAAAACCACCCTAGATTTTTGACATCGTATGCGCGTAGAAGGAAATCGCCGTGAGCAATTCTTTTTTAAAAACCTATAGGTGCAGATATGGACACACAACAAAGATTAACGCCGCTTTGCTCTTTAGCCGTGGAGTTGCGCCCATTCGGAGTCAATCTAAGCTATTCGCAGTTATCGCGTCGGGCGATGAGCGCCATTTTTCCAGTGATTCGCGAAAACAACCGGGTTTACGCCGTCGGCGATCCGGCCGAAATTGCCCGGATGATCCTGAACGAAGAATCGAAGCTATCCAGCAAAGCCGCCTAAGCCTTCCCGGCCACGCGGCGATGGACCCGCACCCCAACCCCTTACCCAACCGCTGCCGGCCCGCATTGCGCTGGCTGGTGGCTTCGTCGTGCCTGCAAGAATTGCGGGCAAGAAAAAACCCGCTTCGCGTCTCGCAAACGCTGGGCGGGCAATTCATAAATGGTGAATTGAATGATAACCGAAAACACCCAGATTGACACCCCTGTCGCCGCCTTTCGAGACGCCATGTTCGCTGTCGGCATCGAATACCACGGCAAAATCATCGCCGACGGCACGCTGCACCGCATCAAAGCCAACGGCGATAAGACCACGAATTCCTGGTACATATTGCACGTCGATGGCTTGCCCGCTGGCGAGTTTGGCTGCTGGAAACGCGGAATCCGCGAGACCTGGTGCGCCAAGTCCGATGACGTGCTGACCGATGAGGAACGCGCCGAACGGGACCGCCGCTGGCAGCAACAGCAGGAAATCCGCGAGGCCGAACGCCGTCGGCAACATGACGCGGCCAGCATCGAAGCCCAAAAGATTCTCGATGCGGCCCAACCCGCAACCGACGATCATCCTTATCTCAAGCGCAAGCAGGTACGCGCCTATCCAGGCATCATGGTGGGCGCCTGGCCGCAGCGCCGGGCGAACGATTGCTTGCTGATCCCACTGAGAACCGCCGCCGGCAAGCTGGCCAGCGTCCAGGCCATTTTCAGTGAGAAGCGCGGCGACCGTGACAAGGACTTCCTGAAAGGCGGCGCGAAGACCGGCGCGTTCTTCGTGCTTGGCGATCCCGCACATGCCGACGTGATCTACATCGCCGAGGGCCTCGCCACCGCCGCCAGCGTGCTGGACGCCGCCGACGGCGAGGAATCCTGGTGCGCAATCATGGCGTGCGACGCCGGCAACATGCGGCCCGTGGCGGAGGCCGTCCACGCGCTGTATCCCGGCAAGCGTATTGTCATCGCCGCCGACAACGACCGCGCCACCCAGGGGAACCCCGGACTCACCAAAGCGGCCGCCGCCGCCAAGGCGATCAAGGCGGACCTGGCGGTTCCTGAGTTCGCGGAGGGCGAGGCCGGATCTGACTTCAACGACCTGGCGGCCTTGCGCGGGATCGAGGCGGTTCGCGAGGCGCTGTTGAAGGCCGGCAAGCCCACCGCCGCCAAGGCGGAAAAGCCGGCCTCAGACATTCAACGCCATCGAACCATCACCCTGCTCCCTGGCGAGCTACCGGAGAACGTGGATGCCGCAGAAGCCGTGCTCTGCGAGCACGAGGTGAACTTCTTCCAGCGCGGCGGGCAACTGGTGCGTTGGGCCGCGAGCCACGCCGAAACCGTGCGCGGCATCGCCCGCCCCGGTGGCGCGGTGCTGATTCTGAATCAGGACGCCGACTACCTGCTTGACCGCTTGAATCGGTTGATCTGTTGGCAGCGCTGGAATCAGCGGCTCGAAAAAAACATGCAATGCGACGCGCCCCGGATCGTCGCCACCACCTTGCTGGCGCGACGCGGGCACTGGAAGGCCAAGCCGCTGGTGGCGGTGATCAATTCGCCGACCTTGCGGCCGGACGGCAGCATCCTCGATCAACCCGGATACGACGAAGCCACTGGCTTACTGTTCGTCAATAATGCCGTTGAATTCGAGTCGATCCCACAAAACCCGACCCGCGAACAAGCGCTGGCCGCGTTGGCGTTTCTCAAAGATGAGGTGCTGATCGGCTTCCCGTTCAAGGCCGATCACGACCGATCAGCCGCCTTGTCGGCGATCCTGACCGCCACCGTCCGCCACGCCCTCAAGGCCGCGCCGATGCACACGTTCAACGCGCCGGTCATGGCCAGCGGCAAGAGCCTGCTGGCCGATGTCGCGGCGCTGATTGCGACCGGACATCCGGCGACGATCATGAGCTTTACGCCCGACGGCGACGAAATGCGGAAGAGAATCCTATCCGTGTTGATGCAGGGTGATTTGGTGGTCAACCTGGACAACATCGAGGAACCGCTCGCCAATCAAACCCTGTGCAGCGTGCTGACCCAAGAGACCTTTACTGATCGGATTTTGGGAAGCAACAAGACCGGCACCGCTCCAACTCTGTGCTGCTGGCAGGCCACCGGCAACAACCTGGTGATCGCGGGCGATCTGACCACGCGAATCGTGCCCTGCAACCTGGACCCGAAGGTTGAGCGGCCGGAGGAACGCGAGTTCGAGCGCAACCTGTACGACTGGATTCCCGCCCATCGTCCCCGCCTGATTCGGGAGGCGTTGACCGTGCTGCGTGCCTATGTCGTGGCCGGCCGGCCGAAGCAGGCCATCAAGAACTTCGCCCGGTTCGAGGACTGGTCAGGGCTGGTGCGATCCGCGCTGGTTTGGCTGGTGGAGGCCGACCCACTGACGGGACGTGAAGCCATCGAGGACGGCGACCCGATCCGGGTCAAGCTGCGAGCGCTGCTGATGGCCTGGCACGCAACCTTCAAGAGCGCGTCGGCCACCAGTCGCGAGGCGGTTTGTCGGGCCAACGAGACCGAACGCGACGAAGAAGGCACCGAGCGCCCCTGCTATCCGATCATGCGCGAAGCGCTGGAAGAACATTTCACGGATAAGAGCGGTAGAGCAAACAGCCGCTATCTGGGCGAATTCCTTAAGAAATATGCGGGGCGTGTTGAGATTGGGGCGCGATTCGACGCGAACGGAATATCGCATCACGCCGTCAACTGGCGCGTGGTGATAGCCGATAAATCGCGTTTTGCGAAATTTACTGAACCGGGGGAAACAGACTCCCCTAACTCCCCTGACTCCCCGGCTCCGCATGGAATGTCAGCCCAAAAAGGGGAGTCGTGGGAGTCTGGGGAGTCTGTACGCCCCGGTCCGAGTGATTTCGCAGAAAAAAATAACGTTCCGTCATGGGAGGTTTTATGAACGCCACCGCCGCGCCCGATCCGATGGCCGCAGCGCGCGTACTTGCCGAAATGCGCGCGTCTGGATTCGAGATTCTCGCTTCTGGCGACTCGCTGCGGGTTGCGCCCGCCGAATCGCTCACCGACTCGCAACGCGCCACCCTTCGGACCCACAAGCCCGCCCTGATCGCCCTGTTGACCGACGCGAAGGCGTCCATGCTGAGCGGGCAAGGCCGGTCCGAATCCTCGCGCCCGGCCGATCCGTCCACACTACTCCAGGAACCCGCGCCCGACGTGCGGTGCAGCGACTGCCGCCACGGCCAGCCCGCCACGCCCAGCGATCCCTGGTCCTGGCACCTATGCACCGCTGGCGCGGATCGGGTGCATGGCTGGGGCATGGCGGCGCGGCGCTGCGGGCGATGGGAGGTCAAACCATGAGTCATCTTATCGACGTCGCCGACCTGATGGCGGATGAAGAGCTGATCATCCACGACAACACGGCGGAATACGAACGCCAGCTTGCCGATCTATCTGAGCGGCTCGATGCCCTATTGCTGACGGCGCCATGGCTCAATTACTACGGGATCGGCACGGGCGACGCTTGGCCAGCATCCAGGCACAAGGAAGTTTTTCGCGCCGCGAAGTGGCTATCCGGTTTCAAACGGCTGGACGCCAAGCCGCGAGCCTCAAGCTACATTCTCAAGCATATCGTCGAAAGAGCGACCGGCCGATACATCAGCAACGGCTCGATGATCGCCGCCGCCGTGCTGAGCGGGGTAGAAATCACTCCCGTCAAAGGTTCGATCAATGCCCTCATCGGCATACCTGCTCAATCGTATTTTGCCGCCAATGCCATCGCGGAAAGGCGTGCTGAATTCCGCGACCTGGTGGGCATTGAACCGGAACTGAAAGGGATTGCCGATGACGCCAAAGCCTATAAGCAGGCCAGTCGAGGGCAGCCCCACGTATGCGCCAATGAACGGTGGTACGGCTATTTCGAATGGCAAGGGAAAGGATTGAAAGCGCGATTTCGCCGGCTTGTGGGTTGGGAATCGAGCAATCCGATACTGAGGAATAGTCACGCCTATGACGTGGGCTACCGTGCTTTATTCGCGCTACTCCCTGCTTGTCGAAATTGCGGTTGCCACTTTCACGAATAGCCACCGCAAGGAACTGACCGGCGACGAACGCAAAGCTTTTGCGGCGGAGGTGGGGCGATGGGCCGCCCAGCGTGGCCGGCGAACTCGAACGCGGAGGAATCCCGTGATAAACGAAGAACACTGCCGCCTCTGCGGCGAAGTTGTTGATGATTCTGGCGGCGATGGCCTGTGCGAAGCCTGCTACTTCGCCCATGCGGACCCGGAGTGGATTCGCGAGCACTATCCCTGGCGCCAAGACGAACCGGACGATAGCGACGTGCTGGACGATTGAGCGCAAAAAAAACCGGTGGCGTGAGAGTCAGCGCCACCGGTAAAGCGACAACGAGCCATGAGTAAGGAGCGAGGGCTATTGTACTACACGCCTTTCAATAGTACAATCGTGTAATACAATCGTGAACTCTAATTCAAATAGGTAGGTGTGAAACATGAGACTTCCCGAGCTTCAAAAGCGCGGAATCCTGGAATCGCCCAGTTGGCGGCGCTGGCTGGCGAATGGTGAGCTTGAGCCGGTTATCAAGCCCAGTTGCGGCGTACCCTATGATTTTACCAGGGCCGAAGTCGTGCTTTTGCGTCTGTTCGAAATCCTTGTCGAACTGACTGATTTTGAGACGGCGCGGAATGGAATCATTTTGGCGCGGCAAAAGCTGGGCGTCGGCAGTCCGATTCCGCTGACCCTGCAACCTCATCCCGCCGTCACGATTTCAATCGATCTTGTCATGCTTGAGAGCGAGGTAGCGCGCCATGGCTGTTGATCCTGTTTGCGAACTGCTTCAAAAGCGCGCGGGTCATGTCGATAAGCTGGAAGCGATGCTGAAGGCTGCTGTTGACGAAGAGGGTAACGCCCGCGACTTCAACCAGCGCGAAGATCGAGAATTCGAGGCCGCCAAGGCTTCGATTGAAGGAATCGACCGCGAAATCGCCAGCGTAAAAGCCGAGCAAGCGCGCAAAGCCGCCGCCGCCGTGCCTTACGTCCAGCATCCCAGCGACCGACCGCCCGGCTCTTCGGCGCCCGGCGAATTCAGCCTGGCGCGGCTCATTGCCGGTGCTGCTGGACTGTTGGAAGATACCCCGCCGGAGCTGGTGGAGTGCCGGTCGCTCACCATGCGCGAGGGGATGGCCAAGGGTCTTCGCATTCCGCTGCATCTGCCGGACGCCCGGCGGATGAAGGGACAGACGGTCGGCAGTGCGCCAGCGGGCGGATTTCTGGTTCCAGACTACCAGTCCGCTCAGCTTGTTGACCGTTTGACCGCCGGATCGCTGATTGCCAAGTTGCCGCTCTCTGGCATCACCGCGCCGCCCGGCACCGGTGCTTACCAGATTCCGCGCGTCGCGAGCGGCACCAGCGGCAATTGGGTTGGTGAGGGTCAACCCGCGCCCGAGTCTGAAATGGCGTTCAACATGCTTCAGTTGACCCCGCGCCAAGCGGTCATTCGCGCGTCTTTCAGCCGGATGCTGTTGGCCACCTCCACGCCCAGTGTGGAGTCGATTGTTACTCGCGACATGTCCACGGCGCTCTCC